TTCTCGGCGTCCTGGTGGAGCTGCTCGGCGAGGGCGACGCGGCGCGCGGCGAGGTCGATGCGGCGGGCCTCGGTGGCGGCGACTACCTCGGCGCCCCGCTCGAACGTGAGCGGCGGGGTGAACTGGGCAGCGATCTTCGACACGGTCGAGGGGCTGCGCTTGATGGCGCGGGCGATGTCGTTGCGGCTCTTGCCCTGCTTGTGCAGCCGCTTGACGGCGGCGCGGTCCTTGGCGTCGATGGGTCGGGCGGCCATGCGGTCACCTCCCGGGGCATGCAGAACGCCCCGCCGTGGGGGGTGTCGGCGGGGCGTACGGTCTGCGGACGCGGCGCCCGGTGTCCGGGCACGGCGGAGACGCGGCCAACTCTAGGTCACGGATTGATAACGGCGCAACTGGGTGCGCGCGACGGTCGGCGCGACCGGTCGGCGTGGTCACTCCTCTGTGTCGGTAAGGCGCGACTCCATGTCGGCGCGGACGGCGCGGGCGGCGGCGCGTAGGTACCGGCGCACTGGCTCGATGAGTGCGCCGGTGCGCGGATCGGTCAACACGTTCAGATCTTGGATGAGCGCCGGTTCGAGGTCGTGCAAGAGCCATGGCGCACGGCGTGCGCCGCTGGTCGCGGCGGGTGTCGCATCCTGTGGCGCGGTGTCCGGCGCGGGTGTCGCGGTCGTGGCGGCGAGGTCGCGCGCCACGGTGTCTTTGCCGATACCGAGCTCGCGTCCGATGGCGCGGTTCGACTTCCCCTCGTCGGCGAGGCGGCGCACGGTGGCGCGGCGTGTGGCGCGGTCGAGGGTGTCGGTAGGGTGGGTGGTGGCCATGGGGGTTGCTCCCGTGGTTAGTCGGGCCCGCCCGGTGGTGACGTCACCGTGTGCGGGCCCGCGTCTGTGTGCGGGCTACTTCTGCGGGCGCTGGCGCAAGAGGCGGTAGACGTACGACTCGGCGACTCCGAGCTCGTGCGCGATGCCGGGTGCCTTCATTCCCTTGGCGGCGGCCTGCTCGACCAGCCACGGGGTGATGTCGGCGGCGGCCTGGGCGGCGAGGCGCAACGCCCGTACGTCGGCGAGGGTGAGCTCGGCGCCGAGGCGGTCGAGGTAGTCGGCGAGCTGCTCGGCGTCGTCCTTCGCTGCGGCGTAGTCGTCGGCGATGTGGCGCGCGTGCTCGAACGGGTCGCGGCCGGCCTCGACGGCGGCGCGGCTCTCGCGCTCGAACTGGGCAAGGGCGGCGAGGGTCTGCGCGCGGAACTTGTCTGCCGGGGTCATGCTGGGCCGGTCGGCGAGGCGCGCGCGACCGAGCAGGGACTCGATATCGCGGGCCTGCTGCTCGGGGGGCTGCTGCTCGTCGCTGCTCATGGTTCCGTGTCCTGTCCTTCGGTGGGGGCCCGCCCCGGTCGAGGCGGGCCCGGTGGGTTACGCGAAAAGGGCGCCCTGTTCGGTGGGCGCGGTGTCGAGCGTGAACAGGGTGTCGGCGACGCGGGGGCCGATCCACTCGCCCCGCCACGTGCCCGCGGTGGCCTCGGCCTCGGTGACCAGGGCGGCGGCCTGCTGCGCCTCGACGTCCTCGGCGGTCTCGGCGTCGTCCTGCTCGACGGTCTCGGCGAGGGCGACCGCGGCGGCGGCGAGGGGGGAGGCGGCGGCGAGGGCGCGGGCGTATGCGCGCTCCTCGGCGGCTCGGTCGCACGGTGCGCACAGCTCGCGGCCCTCGACGAACGCGGACCCGTCGGTGTACTCGGTGACCTCGCGTCCGCACAGCGTGTCGTCGTTGTTCGAGAGGTGGACGCGGCGCCCGGTGCCGACGGTGCAGTACCGGACTCCGGCGCGCTCGGTGATGGACGGGGCGGCGACCGAGAATGCGGCGGCGCGCTGCTCGGCGGCGACGCGGTCGGCGCGCTCGGCCTTGGCGCACGGCTTGCACTCGCCGGTGAACATGGCGGCGGCGGACGGGGCGGCCTCGACGGTCCGTCCGCAGTAGCTCGCGGAGGTGCCGGGGCGGCGGTGGTGTCCGACGCCGCGGCTTCGGGGCGCGGCGGGCCGGTACAGGGTGGCCTCGGCCTGCTCGGCGGCGACGGCCTCGACGGGCGCGGCCTCGGTGGGTGCCTGGGTGGTGAGATCGGCGCGCTTGGCGGTGCAGCGCTTGCACTCGGTGTGGGCGGCGAGCTCGGCGAGGGGGCGCATGGTGTCGGTGTTGCGGCCACAGAGGGCGATGAGCATGCCGCCGGCGACCTCGCGGACGTAGTGGAAGGCGCCGCGGCTGGCGTTGGTGGTGTAGCGGTACAGGTCCATGGGGGTTGCTCCCTTGGTCGGTGTGCCGGGTGACGTCCGGCGAGGGCTCGACTGTACCTTGTTCTGAACTGGGTTCACAAGGGGTGCGAGGAACGGGGCGTGCCCAACTGCTCGGCGCGCCCCGGGTGTTACGCCTGCTGCTCCTCGGCCCGCTTCCGGGCCGCGTCCATCGCCACCCACAACGTGACCATGTCGGCGCCCCGCCACATCCGCCGGCGCCGGTCGAGCATCACGGGGGCCGGGCACGCCTCGCCCCGGTCGCACCACACGAACGGCTCGCCCCCCATCTGCGTGGCGCCGGTGAGCTCGCCCCGGCAGTACGGGCACGGGGTGTCGATGTGCACGGTGCGGCCGTCGCGCTGTAGGGCCCGCTCGACGTCGGCCCGCGCCCGGCGCGCCACGGCGGCGGCCTCGTCGAGCAGGCGGGCCGGTACGGACGTGAACAGGTCGCGGTCGAGGTCTTCGCCCAACACACGGCCCTCAACCCACACGGCGGCCCAATGCAGCCCGTACGCGCGGCTTCCGGGCGACGTAGGGGCCTGGTAGTGCCATCGGGCCGGGTCGTCACGGTCGGCGCGGTCCTCGGCCCACCGTACGAGCGTCGCCTCGGCCGTTGGGCGGCCAACAAGGTGCCGGCGTATGGAGCGCTGCACGGCGGCGGCGAGTGTGTCGGCGAGGTCGAACAGGGCGCGCTCGGTGTCGATGGCCGCGGCGAGGGCGTCAAGGTTGAGCGGGGCGGGGTGCTCGCGGATGGTGAGCGGCAGACGGCCGAGGCTGCGCCCGGTCGGCTCGTCGTCCTGGGGCTCGTCGAGGGTGGCGCGGTCGAGGAATGAGCGGGTTTCGCGGGGCGGCCACTCGGCGGCCGGCGGACGCTCGATGGCGGCGAGCAGGTCGCCCCACTGCTCGCGTATCGCGGTGAGGTCGGCGGCGGCCTGGGCGCGGGTGAGGTAGTCGGCGGCGTCGGGGCGGATGGCGGGCGCGGTGTTCATGGGCGTGGCTCCTGGTCGAGCGGGCGCCCCGCGGTGGTGCGGGGCGCCGTGGCGGTCACGGGCGGGCGAGCTGCTGCGGGGCGCGGCTGGTGAGCAGGCTCCGGGCGGCCTCGACGAGCGGGAGTTCGGCGGCCATGGCGGCGCGGTCGGCCTTGCGGTCGCGGCGGGCGGCGAACCATGCGGTGCGGTACCGGTCGGCCCTGTGGTCGGCCTCAAGGGCGTGGTTGCGCCATCCGTCGCCGCGGCGATGCGCGGCGGCGAGCTGCTCCTCGGCGCGGTCGCCGCGGCGCTCGGCGTCCTCTCGCCCGGCGCGGGCATCGTCGCGGCGCGCGCGGGTGTCGTGCAGCTTGGACCGGGTAACGGCGAGGGCCTCGCCGAGCTGTTTGGCGTTCCGACGGACGGTGGCGAGCTCGATCTCGTGGGCGCGCTGCTGCTCGGCGAGGCGGGCCTCGGTGCTGTCGGCGGCGGCGCCGAACGCGAGGTGTGCGGCGGTCTGTTCGGGGGTGAGGGCGTACGGGTCGTCGGCGATGGCCTGCTCGATGCGGTCGGCGTAGATGGCTGCTGCGCCCTGGGGTGATGTGGCGCGCATGCGGTGGGTGGTGTCGCGGACGCGGGCGAGGGCGGCCTCGGCCTGCTTGGCGCGGGTGCGCATGGTGTCGAGGTGCCGGTTCATGGCGGCGTGGTCGGCGTCCGGGGCGGCGCGCTCGACGCGGGCGCGCTGCTGGGCCTGCTTGGCGGCGGCCTGGAGCTCGGCGAGCTCGGCGCGCGCCTGGTCGCGGTCCTTCTCTACCTCGACGATCACGGCGTCGGCTGCCTCGGCGCGGCGGCCTGTGGCCTGTATGGCGGTCTGCTGTCCGGCGACGGTGCGGCGCAGTTCGTCGGCCTCGGCGAGCTCTACCTCGACGTGGGCGAACAGGAGTCCGGCCTCGGCGTCGGTGAGCGGTACGCCGCGGCGGGTGCGGGAGAGCAGGACGAGCAGGGACTCGCGGCGGGCGTCGCGTTCGGATGCGCGGCGCTTACGCTCGGCCATGGTTCGGCGGGTCACTTGGTGGCCTCCTCGGCGGCGGTGCCGACGGGCGTCCACACGGTCACGGCCTGCTCGATGCGACCGGACACGACGCCGGCCCTGGGGTTCCCGTCGATGTCGACGGTGTGGAACGTGAGCTGTCCGCGGGCGGCGCCGAGCGTGTTGTACGGGCCGTACGCCGCGGTCTGCTCGGGGCCGTCCCACAGGAAGCGGGGGGAGTCGAGGTTCCCGCGTTCCCACTGGGGGTTGTCGCGGCGCTGCCGGGCGACGACCAGGACGCGGAACATCTGGTGATCGTCGTTGACGAGTCTGCGGGCCATTACGGGCGCTCCTCGGGGGTCAAGAGCTGGCGGGCGAGGTCGGCGGTGATGCGGGTTCCGGGCGGGATGCGGGCGCGGCGGGCGCGGTCGTACAGGTCGCGCCACGCCTCGTCGTCGAGGGGCGCCCCGGCGAGCAGGGGCGCCCGTTCCGGCGGGCCTAGTCGGGGGTCGGGCATGCGCTGCGGTGGCATCCGTGGCGATGGCACCAGTCGGGGGAGCGCTCGTCGTTGGCGAGGGGCGAGGGGTTCACGGCGTTGCGGTCCTTGCGGTCGGCGTTGCGGGCGAGGCGCAACAGGTCGCGGTCGTCTTGGGCGCGGCGGCGGGCGGCGCTGCTCGCGGGGCTGCGGCGGGCGAGGGGGCCCGGGTCGCGGCGGGTGATCAGGACGCCGAGCGCGGTCGAGACTCCGAGGGCGGCGGCGATTTGGGCGACGGTGTCGGCGGCGCTCACTGCTGCGTCCCGGCGCGGTGGATGGCGTGCGAGGGGACCAGGGCGCAGCGTCGGCAACGGCGCATGTCGCGCTTTGCCCACGTGGGCCGGACGGTGACGGGGTCGGCCTCGTGCGGGACTTCCTGCTCGGCGTCGCATCCGGGGCAGGAATCGCGCATGAGGCCGTAGTGGTGGGCGCACAACACGGTTTCGTCGCGTCGCGACTCGGGGGCCGGTGCGATCGGCTGGGCAAGGTCGATGGTGATGACGGGGCGCGGGTCGTCCTCGGCGGCGGCCTTCTCCGGGTGCGGGCGCGGCTGCTCGCGGTCGGCGGGGTGCTCGTCGGCGAGGGCGCGGCGTACCGCGTCGGTGATCTGCTGCGTGACGGCCTGCTCGGCTTCGGCGGCGCGGGCCTGCTTGTCGAGCTGCTCGGCGGCGTGGCGCAGCGCGTGCGCGATGGCGGCCGGCGGGATGCCCTGGGAGTCGACCTCGATCGTCAATAGGTCGGGGTCGGCGGCCTGCGGCTTGACGGTGATGGTGGCCTGGGCGGGGGCGCCGTTGTCGTGGACGGGGCACGGCTGACCGGTCATGAGGGTGTAGCCACACATGCCGGCCTCGGCGAGGGACTTGACGGCGGCGGCGAGGGCTTTGGGCGTAGGCACGGTGCGGTCTCCTGGTCTGGGGTGGTCAAGCTGCTCGCGCGCGTGGGCGGCGCGGCGTCCGGTCGCGGTGCGGTGAGATCACGCATTCGGCTTCGGCATGTCGGTATGCGAGGCGGCTTGCGCGGTGCGACCGTCGGGGCATGACGGACGCTGATCAGTTGATGGCTGCCATTCGCTCTGCGCGGAAATATGCGCAGAGCAAGTCGGACTCGCATCGGATGGCCTCTGTGGCGAAGCCAGACCAGGGCGACGTCTATTCGGCATTGGCCTACCTCGCTGTCGCGGACGTCCTCGGCAAGATTGCTGAGGGCGCCCCATCTGAGTAGCGCCCTCAGATAGGGCTAGAACGGGGGCTCTTGGCTGTTGGTCGCCCACGGGTCGCCTTGGGGCTGCTGCTGGCCGTATCCGCTGCGCTGCTGGTTCTGCTGGCCGTATCCGCCGGTCGAGGTGCTGCTGTTGTTCTGTCCGGCCTTGGTGACGGTGGCGGTGGCGTTTTTCAGGCTGGGGGCGACTTCGTCGGCCTGGATTTCGTAGCTGCTGCGCTTGCTGCCGTCGGTGGCTTCGTACTGGCGTTGGGTGAGGCGGCCGACGACGATCACGCGCATGCCGCGGGTGAGGGTTTCGGCGACGTGCTCGGCCTGCTGGCGCCATACGGCGACGGACAGGAACAGGGGCTCGCCGTCCTTCCACTCGTTGGCCTGCTTGTCGAACATGCGGGGCGTCGAGGCCATGCGGAAGTTGGTGACGGCGGCGCCGCCGGGGGTGAACCTCAGCTCGGGATCGGCAACGACGTTGCCCGTGAAGGTGATGAGGGTTTCGCCAGACATCAGGCGGCTTCTCCAAGGGTGTTGGGGGTGGCGTAGCGGGTGCGGGCGCATGTGCGGCACTGGCGGGTGCCGTTCTTGCGGCGGATGGTGTTGACCTCGTCGAACTCGTGGCCGCGGTGGCAGTGGGTCTGTGCGGCGCGGTAGGCGGCGACGTTGCCGGAGGCGAGGACGTTTTCGCGGTGGGTGAGGGCCCGCAGGTGGTTGGGGTTCACGCATGCGCGGTTGCGGCAGTGGTGGTCGACGTCGAGGCCTGTGGGTATCGGGCCGTGGGCCTCGACGTAGGCGACGTGATAGGCGCGGCGGTTGCGGCCGTCGAGCCAGAAACGGGCGTATCCGTTGTCGTCGAGCGATCCGCCCCACTGGTGGCATGGGCCGTGTACGCCGCGGATGAGGGGCACGGGGCCGGCGGTGTTGACGAACTTGGCGAACCGTTCGGCGACGGGGGCCGTGGGGCGCATCTCGTAACCTCCGCTGGATGTAGTCAGTGCCCGGGGACAATTCCGTTCCGTGAACGGAAACGGATCGTCCATGGATGGACGATAGCTTCCCGGGGTGTCCGTGGGAATCCCTGAACACCCCGGGGGGCCGGGCGAGGTCAGATCGACTGTGCGGGCTTCTGCGGGCCGTGGACGGGCGGGGCGGGGGTGATCGTCCACCCTGCGAGTTCGAGGGCGACGGCGAGGCGCTGAGTGGTCCAGCCGGGGCGCGTGAGCAACTCGGCGGTGGGGGCGTCCTGTAGCGCGGCCCGGATGACGGCGAGCGCGGCGAGGGGGGCGGCCATTGGTCAGGCTCCCGTCGTGTGGCGGGCGGTGACGCGGCCGGTGGCGTCCCGCGGGACGGGCGGCTGAACCATGAGCCGTTCGAGGGCGGCGCGTTCGCGGGCGGTCTTGTCGGCGGCGGCCTGGCGGGCGAGCTGGGCCTCGACGGCGGCGCGGCGCTCGGCGGCGACACGGCGGCGCTCCGCCTTCTCCGCGGCGCGCTGCTCGGCGGCGAGGGCGGGCCCGTCGACCTCGTACAGCGTCCGCCACTGGCCGTGGGCGAGGTGCTGCTCGACGACCACATACGCGCCCTGCTCGGCCATGGTGTTGGCGAGGCGGCGGGCCTGGTGACGGTCCTGGGTGCTGCGGATGGCGGGCCGGTCGGGGCGACTGTTCCAACTGCCGGTGACCCGGTACCCGCTGGTGTTCTGGGTGTGGTCGCCGGCGTGGTGGCGGCGCTTGTGCGGGGCCCGGTCGGGACGCTTGGGGTTCATGCGGCGGTCTCCTGTCGGGAGTTCTCGGCGGCCTGGGCGGCGTCGAGGCGGGACGGGTGGGCCTTGGGGCGGGGAACGCGGTGTCTGTTGCGGCACGGGTCGCCCTTGGGGGCGCGGCAGTGCTCGTGCGGGCACTGCACGTTCAGCGGGTCGGTTCGGCCGGCCGTGGCGAGCTCCTCGCGCTGGGCGCGGCGGGGTCGGTAGTCGGCGAGGGCCTGGGCGATGGTGCGGGGCATGTACGTGCCGAGCTCGGCGAGGCGGCGCTCGACTTCGGCGGCGGCCGGTCCTGCGGTGATGGCGCGGTGCGTGGTCGGGGCCTGGTCGCCGGTCGCGATGGCGAGGCGCTCGGCGGCGAGGGCGCGGCGGTATCCCTCGACGTCGTCGGGGTCGAGGCGCGGGTGTGCGGTCGGCTCGAACGTGCCGACGTGGCGGCGTAGTTGGTCGGCCTTGTGGGCGTGCCACGGACGGGACACGTCGGACGGCTGGATGCGGTACGGGTTGCGGGCGATGTAATCGCGGGCGACGCGGGCGGCGTCCCATCCGTGAGCCTGGGCAGGAACGTCTGAGAGCAGGTCGGCCCACTGGGCGAGGCGCTCGGCGGCGGCGGCCTGGTCGTCGAGGGCGAGGCGCGGGTCGAGGCGGACGACGTACGCGAGCAGGGCGGCGACTTCGCGGGGGATCACTGCTGGGCCTCCATGGCGGCGAGAGCGGCGGCGAGGTGGTCGACGGACTGTGCAGCGCGGCCCTTGCGGGGCTGGGTGCGGTCGAGGGGGATCACGTTCCCGGCGGGCCCGGCGACGGGGGTCGCGGCGACGGTGCCCTCGGTCGGGGCCGGCGGGAGCGACGTCCACGCCCGCAGGAAGTACCGGGCCGAGCTGACGGCCTGGCGGGCGGCGAGGGTGACGGCGTGCCGGGCGAGCATGTCGGCACCGGAGCGGCGGAGCATCGCGTCGAGGCGGAGCCACTCGTTCGGCGTGAGGTCCCATCCGACGTAGACCTCGGCCGCGGTGATCTGGTCGACCAGGGGGCGAGCGAACGGAGGGATTCCTCCGGCGGCGAGGTCGAGCGCGGGCGCTCCCTCCCTCACTCCTTCACTCTTTCTATCTATGGGTGGGTGATGTGGTCCGGATTCCGGACCACTAGCGGTCCGGATTACGGACCACAAACCGTCGTCGGGCCCCTCGGCTACCGGTCCGGATTCCGGACCACTAGGGACGGCCTTACTGGTCTGGCTGCCGGACCGGTAACCGGTAGTGGTCCGGATTCCGGACCGGTCCGCGGTGGCCGTTTGTGGTCCGGATTCCGGACCGGTACGGCGGTCGTAGTCGACGGCTCCGGGGATGCGGTACAGGACGGCACGGCTGCCCTTGGCGGGTTCGCTGATCTCCAGATCGCCCGATGCGACGGCGTCGGCGAGGGCCTTGACGGCTACGCCCTTGCCCACTCCTCCGAGGCGGCGCTGTGTCTCGGCGAGGCCGAGGCGTGCGGTTGCGTCGGGGCCGGTGGTCTTGTCCGCGACGGCGAGGACGGCGAGGCGCGCGTTACCGCGTGAGCGGGCGTATCGCCACGTCCAGTCGTACGCGTCGAGGGTCACGGGGGGTCACTGCTCCTTGGGGGTGGTGGGGCGTCGGCCGGCGGGGTGGGTGTCGCAGAACAGGCCACCGATGTACGGGCGGACGGGGACGGCGCCACATCGCGGGTTGCCGTACTCGCAGACCTTCGGGGGCTTGTCTGTGGGGGTGGACTGCTCGACCTCGACGGCGAGTTGTCCGGGTACCGGCTCCGGTGGCGGACTGGCGAGCATGCGGGCGGCGCGGTCGAGGCGAGCTCGGGCGGCGCTCATGCGGCGGCCTCGACGGCGGCGCGGGCGCGCTTGGCGTCGGCGTGGCAGGTGCCGCAGTAGGCGCGGCCGGCGCGGTCGTAGCGGCGGTGGGTGGCCGTGTCGTGGCCGCGGCTGCACTCGACGAGCGTCGTCGCGATGCCGAGGACGGCGGCGAACTGAGCGCGGGCGCGGGTGCGTCCGGGCTCGTCAGCGACGTGCGCGGGGGCGACGCACTCGGGGTTCTCGCACTCGGGGGTGACGTATCCCTCGGGGGCGCGGCCGGTGGCGATCCGGAACGCGATCGAGCGGGCGGTGTAGGTCTGCTCTCGGTGGGTGAATACGGGCGTGCCGTTGGCCTTGTGGTGGCGGCCGGTCCATTCGAGGTGTCCGCCTTCGACGGGCCGGGTGTAGGTCGCGAACTTCTCCTCGACGGTGAGCGTCGAGCGGTTGGCGGCGGGGCGCTTGGGGGCCGGTCCGATTTCGAGGGCGGCGCGATAGCGGGCGGCGGTGTCCTTGCTGATTCCGAGGGCGAGGGCGGCGGCGCGGTTGCTGGCGCCGTGGCGGAACAGGTCGGCGAGACGGTCGACGGTGGTGGCGGGAAGCGGCATTGCGGTGTCTCCGGGGGTGCGGGCCCGCCCCACGGTGGGGGCGGGCCGGGCGGGTCTACGCGGCGGCGTCCTCGGCGGCCGGGGCCTCGATGGCGAGGGGCGCGTCGAGGTCGAGGCGGCCGGCCTGGATCGCCTCGGCGGCGAGCTCGCGGCCGTCGAGGGCCTGGCGCTTGCTGCTGCGGGTGAACAGCCACCGGAAGTACGCGGACCGGGTCGGCTGGATCGCCACTCCGGGTACCTCGTGAATCACGCCGGTGTCCGGGTCCGCGTACCGGGCGGAGTTGGCGGCCGTGGCGTCGGCCAACACGCGGTCAGTGAACGCGGTATCGACGGTGACCTCGGTCCGGGCCGGGATGATCCGGAAACCGTGGTGATCCGGGTACGTGTCGCGAACCCATGCCTCGAACGCGGCGCGGTCGATGACGCGGGCCTCGGCCTCGCCTCCGACGCGGGTGACGGTGGCGAACTTGGTGTCGTCCTCGCCCCCGAGCGTGACGTCGGCCTTGGTGCTCTTGGTGGCCTTGTACTGCTCGGCGAGCAGGCGGGTGGCCTCGCGGTTGACGTCCTCGAACAGCACCTCGGCGGCGTCGAGGCGGGCGCGCATGGCCTGGCGGCGGCGCAGTACGGCGGCGAGGTGCTCGGGGTCCGGCGCCTGCGCCTTGGTCTCGACGTCGCTCACTGGTTGCCCCCGGCGGCCTCGATCTGGGCACGGAAGTTGTCGAGCTGGGCGGCCGTGGCCTGGGCGATGGGCAGTCCGTAGACGCGCTCGAAATCGGCGTCGAGGGTCGGGAGGTTGGCGCGCGACGCGGTGAGGCGGAGCCGCTCCTCGGCGGCCTGGGCGGCCTGCTCCGCGTTCGGCGGCGCCTGCTGAGTGCCCTGGGCGGCGGCCCGCTTGTCGGCGGCCACCTTGTCGAGGCGGGCGAGGTACTCGGCCGGGGCGCCGGCCTTCTCCGCTGCGGCCCGCACCTTGGCGAACTGCTCGGGGCTGTTGGCCTGCTGCGCCGCGGTGACGTAGTCCCGGTTCTGGGCCTGCTGTGTGGGCTGCTGCGGGGCCTGCTGCTCCCACGGGCCCGGCTCGGCCCGGTTGCTGCGGCGCGGCTGTTCCTGGCCCTGCTGGCGGCCCTGCTGCCGGCGCTGCTGCTGCTGGCGGCGCTCGGCGCGGTGCTCGTTGGTCGGCTCCACGGGGTGATCGCGGTCGCCGTCGTCGATGCTGCGGCCGTCCACGGGGATCATGAACAGGGTGAACAACAGGTACTTGAGCGCTGCGGACTGGGCCTTGTTGGTCGCCTTGTCGGCGAAGTCGCTCGCCTCGCCCGGCACTTCGGCGGTGAGGCAGTCACCCGCGGGTCCATAGACGTGGTACCGCATGGTGATGTTGACGTGCGTCATCTTCTCGCCGCGGCGCTCGGCGTGATGGTCGGCGATGCTCGGCAGGATGAACAGGCCGTGAGCGCGCATCGGTCCGGCCATGGCGGACATCGCGTCGTCGACTCCGCGGAACTTGTAACGCTGTTGCTGGTTCTCCTTGTCCTTGGCGACGGGCATCACGTCGCGCATGACGGCGGCGATGGCGGCGAACACTCGCGGCGTCTCGGCCGGGGTGCCGGCGGGCGCGGCCTGGTAGAGCGGTGCCGGAACGGCGGCCGGGGCGAGGTGCAGTTCGGCGGCGGGCTGCTGGGCAAGCGGCAGGGTGGTGACGGTCACGGGCGGGCGCTCCGGGTCTGGTGGCGGCGGATGGTGGCGGCGAACTTGGCGAGGGGGCCCGCGAGCGTGGGCGCGGCGTCCGGGTAGCGGCGGCGGACGGCGGCGGCCAACTTGGTGAGGCGGGTCGCGAGGCTGATCGCGGACTCGGGGTCGAGTACCTCGTCGAGGCGCGGGGCGCTGGGGCACTCGTCGAGCAGGGCCTCGCGGGTTCCGTCGGCCTCGGCGGCGCGCATGGCGATTGCGTAGTCGGGGGCGTCCTCGGAGCACTCGGCGAAGTCGAGGCGCAGGACGCTGCCGGCATGGGCGGCGAGCAGGTGCCCAACGTTGACGGGGTCCTCGGCGTAGGCGAGGGCGATCTCGTCGACCAGGGCGGCGGCGCGGCCCTGGATCGGGAGCTGAACGGCGGTGCCGTCAACGGTGAGTTGGGGTGTGATCATCAGATGGCCTCGGCGGTGAGCTCGGCCGGGGCGCACGACTGGTCGAGGGTGAGCTCGCCGGTGCGGGCGTCGTAGGTGTGGGCGCGGGTCCAGTCGGCCCCGGGGTGCATACGGGTGATCAGACCGTGCGCGGCGCGGTGCTGTTCGCGGGTCCCGGCGACGGCGCCGAGGGCGTCGTCGAGGGCAACCCACGTGCGGACACGGCCGGTTCCATCGCGGTCCGTCCACACGGGAACGATCCGCACGCGGACGATTCCGGGGGTGATCTGTTCGAGCTGGCGGCCGATGATGGCGGCGCGGACGATGTGGCGGCGTCCGGCGGCGGCGCCGGCGATGGCCTGGGCGACGCGGGGGACGCGGGTAGCCTGGGTGCTGTTCACGATCGTGCCCTTCTCTGGTGGCGGTCGTGGTGGGCCGTCCCGGGGGCAATCCGGGGCGGCCCTTTGGTTTGTTCAGGCGGCGGCGCGGTGAGCGGCGCGGGCGGCGCGGTCGGCCCGGATGAGGCGGGCGAGCTCGGCGCGGTCGGTGCCGCCGGGGCTGTAGCAGGCTTCGACGGCGGCGGAGATGCTGAGTTGGTCCATCGCGTCGCATCCGGCGCGCCAGATGCGGGCGGCGTTGCGAACGGCTTCGCTCCGGGCGCGGTGGGCGTCGAGGGAGACGGCGTTCATTCGGCGGCCTGTTCGGGGGCGGGCTGGATGAGCTGACGGGCGCTCACTCCGTAGGCGAGTTCGACGCTCGCGGCGAGGTACGCGGACGGCGCGGTGTGGCCGTGCCACAGGCGCCATGCCGTGTTGCGTGCAACCTTCAAGCGCTTGGCGAGGTCTACGGGGCCGTGGTCGCCCATGTTTCGTGCGGCGGTGACTAGATCTGTTCGGTCATACATGCCGTCAGTCCTTCCGCGGGCGGTCTGTTTCCGTCCACGAGTGGAACATTACGCATGACCGAACGATCACGGCAACCCCATTGACAACACATGTCCTTCACATGTGAGGTCTGAGATTCATAGGCACTTAACCGTGGGTACATGCTTGACGCACGCATTGTTGGCCTACATGATCGAGCAAGCGTTCGAGCAGCAAGGGCGACAGGGGTAGTGATGCGCCGTAATCAAGACAAGACAGTGCGTAAGCCATCCGAGACCCTCGCCTGTTTCCGCTCACGCACGGTATGTTCCATCCATGGAACGTACTTCCCCCACCGACGAGCAGGCGCGCGCAAGCTTCGCGCTGTGGCTCCGCCAGCAGCTAGAGAGCCGCGGGTATGACCTCGGCATCCGAGGCGGCGGACAAAGCCGCTTCGCCGAAGAATCCGGCATCGGACGCGCGACCATCAGTCGCATCCTCTCCGGTCAAGGCGCCACGAATACCCAAGTGCTCGCGCAGCTCGCCGAAGCGCTTCATATCTCCCTCGGCGAGGTACTCGTCCGCGCGGGAATCCTCAACCCGAGCGAACTGTCCGCCGTAAACACCCCGCCCGCCGGCGGGCGCCGCATCACGCCCGATCAGGCCGCTGACGAGCTCGGCATCACCGACGCGCAGCAACGCCGGCTGTTCCTCGCCATGACGCAGACACTCCAGCGCAACCCACCACCAGAAGACGAACAACGCACCGCGGAACACTGAAAGAGAGCGCTCTCATGACAGTTCGCCGAACCCTCGCCTACACCTGCTTTACGAGCGGAATCCTCTTCGGCGGACTGGGCACCTACCTCGACAGCATCACTCTCGCGCGCACAGGCCTGCTCTTTGCACTCCTCTCGATACCCCTCTACGTCCGGATGCATCACCAACTCCGAGAGGACCAGATACAGAAGGCCGACACCGCCGGATACATGCGCGCCCTCGACCACGTCGCCCGCGGCCTGCTCGACCAGAGCAACCACGGTCAACCGGGACCGGGCGAAGCCCTCGGCGACCGGCCCGACAACGTAATCCCCCTGAACGCCGACGTCCCGATCTGGGCCGACGACGGACACGAACAGAAGGCACAGTGACCCAACCAACGACGTTCACCGGCTCGCGCCCTCTGCGCGAGCCGTTTGTCGGTTACATCCGCGTCAGCACCTACTACGAAGACAAGATCAGCCCGGACATCCAGCGCGCCGCGATCACAGCGTGGGCCGAGCGCAACAACAAACGGATCATCGACTGGGTCGAAGACCTCGACCAGACCGGCCGCAACTTCAAACGCAAGATCATGAGCGCGCTCAAGAGGGTCGAGGACAAAGAGGCCCGGGGCATCGCCGTGTGGCGATACAGCCGCTTCGGCCGCAGTCGCCACGGCAACGCGCTCAACCTCGCCCGCCTCGAACACGCCGGGGGACGACTGGAGTCCGCGACCGAGGCCGCCGACACCCGCACAGCGTTCGGCCGGCTCCAACAGGGAATGGCGTTCAAGTTCGCCGAGTTCGAGTCGGACCGGATCGGCGAGCAGTGGCAGGAGACCCGCGAGAACCGCCTCGCCCGAGGCCTGCCCGCCACCGGCGGCCAACGGTGGGGGTACGTGTGGCACCGCCGCCGCCTCGACGAGGACGGCACCCTTCACCCCGAGCTCTACACCCCCGACGAGACGCTCGGCCTGGTCGTCACCAACGTGTACGGACGCGTCGCCGACGGCGAGCCGATGAACTCCGCCTGCCAGTGGCTCGGCCGCGAGGGCTATCTCGGCACCCGCGGGAAGCCCTGGAAACAGACCGGTCTCACCCGCTACCTCGACTCGGGGTTCGCGGCCGGATTCATCCGCACCCACCCCGAGGACTGCGACTGTCCGCCAGCGGACCCGGAGGAGCCGAGTCACCGCGCCGCCAAATGCATGCGCCGCATCTGGCTCCCCGGATCACAGGAGGTCACCCTCCCCGAGGACGTGTGGGAGGCGTACCAGCGGCGCCGCAAAGAGGCCGCCAGCAGGCCGCGCAGCCAGACACCCGCGTACGCCCTGTCGTGGCTTGTGCGGTGCGCACGCTGCGGCGGCGCCTGCTCGATCGGTGGCAGCTCGACGCGCGGCGCCGGGGGAGTGCTCATCCGCAAGAACGGATACGTCTTCCGATGCAGTGAGCACAAGGACAGCGCCACGTGCGACGGCGTATACATCCGGCGGACCGTCGCCGAACAGGCCGTCGTCGACCGGCTCGCCGAGTGGGCCGACGAGATCGAGGCCGAGGCCGCATCCATCCCGCACCAGGCCGAGCGGACCGAGAAGGCCGGCGCCGCAGCCGACCGTGCCGCCCGTGCCAAGCAGTTGTTGCGCGACAGGCTCGCGGAGATCGAGGCCGAGCTCGACCGGCAAACGAGTCTGGTCGGACGGGGGATCATCCCCGAGGACTCATACATCCGCGAGCGCGACCGGCTCACGGCCGACCAGCTCGCCAACACGCGGCAGCTTGCCGAGCTCGACGAGCACCAGGCCGACGAGCAGGACGTCGACCGCGCCGCACTCGTACCCGTGATGCGCGGCCTGGTCGAGCGGTGGGACATCACTCCCGTAGCCACCCGCCGCAACATGCTGCGCGAGCTCATCCGCGGAGTGTGGGCGTACCCCAAGGGCACGGGGCCGAGTGCCGAGTCGACCGAGGCGTACGCCGTGCCCGTACCAGTGTGGGACCCGGAACCGGAGCCGATCGGCCACCGCGCCGACGACCGCGCCGAGCACCAGGCCATCACCGCGGAGGCGTAAAACCCCAGGTCAGGCAACGAGCGTCCGTCACTTGCTTACTTGAGCATGTTGGCGATGGACGGACGCTCGTTACTCATTCCCAAGACTCCCAACACGCGGTCATCGTCGTCGCATGGTGTAGACCAATTTCCGGCCGTCCGATCTTCCGGCCGTCCGGCGCCCTGGTCAACCCCTCCCCGATCCTGGCACCAACAACCAGCGCGGCACAGGGGGTGCCGCGTGTCGCTCCCTTCTCGGTTGCACGGCTGGGGCATCCGTCGAGTTCACCGCGCCCTAACAACAGAACGACCCCCGGCATCGGCGCACGGGGGTCGTCCTTATGCGGGCTCACGGCCGGATGGAACGGCCAACCGCGAGCCCTTCCCGCTACCGGCGCTCCTCAACGCCGGCGGCGGGAGCGGGGTGACGAACGGGCGCAGGGCACCGCCAGCCCATATGGCTGTACTCAACGAGTGGCGCCCCCGACGGCCGGTCGTGCACGTGCTCGCGAGCCTGCTCGGTGGGCTGGATGCTCTGATCACATCGGCAGCAGATCGGGACCGCGGGAATCATCGCGTCCGCCTTCCCGTGAACCGGATGCACGGCACCTTGCAGGCGTACACCTCGATATCGAGCGTGTGCGCCTCGGCGATCTGCGCGAACGCCCGCCCCACGCTGACGCCGTCCCGCAGCGTGGCTCCGCAGTAGACGCACGCCCAACCCTGGTGCTGCGCGTACGTCAGCTCGTCCGCCGGCGGGATCTTCGGGCGCGGGCTCATGACTGGCCCCTCGTGACCAGAGCGGCCCACATGCGGAGCGTTCCCGTGCCGTCGCTGCTCCCCCACGCGTCCGCGGTGAGCAGGACGTCGAGCAGGGCCCGGAACGCCTCGGGACTCCGGGGCGCGGCCACATAGACGCGGACGTACGCGCCGCGATTGCTCACGGTGGACACGTCACAGGCCGCGTGCTCGATGGCCGAGCGCAGCGTTTCGACGGTTGGACGTGAAGGCATGACGGGGTCCCCCGACTCTGCGAGAAGAGCGGAACTCATCTCGAAGAGTAGCGCCGTGCTGCGTACTCTGTCAGGTACGTCACTCTCGTAACTCGCCGTTTGGAGGGCACCCGTGGCCGACTCGGCGCCGCCGTACCTCGTGATCGCCGAGGAGCTACGCGGCCGGATCGTCGGCGGCGAATTCGCGCCCGGTGATCGGCTCCCGTCCGTGGCCGAGCTCGGCCGCGCGCATGACGTGTCGCCCTCGGTCGGCGCGCGGGCGTACACGGTCCTGGTCGAGGACGGCCTAGTGATCTCCCGGCACGGGGCCGGCCACTACGTTCGCGGGACCGAGGCGCCCGAGCTGCTCGTGCGCCGGCATCGCAAGCAGCCGGAAGACAGTCCCTTCGGGCAGGGTGTTGCCGAGCAGGGCGCGGCCGGAACGTGGAGCCACGACTCGTCGACGGCGGTCGCGGACGCGGCCACGGCCGAGCGTCTCGGCATCCGTGAGGGTGAGCCCGTGATGCGGACCGAGTATGTGTACCTGGCCGATGGCGTGCCGGTGCAGCTCGCGACGTCGTGGGAGCCCATCGCGGTTACCGGGCAGTCGATGATCGTGCTCCCCGAGGCGGGCCCTTACGCCGGAATCGGTGTCGCGGCACGGATGCGGGTGATCGGTGTCGACGTGGGCGAGGCGGTCGAGCGGGTGCGCTCGCGCGGTGCGACGCGGGCCGAGGCGACGGTGCTCGGCATCCACCCGGCGGCGCCCGTGCTGTTCGTCGAGCGGACCTATTACGACCAGGCCACGGGCCGGCCGGTCGAGACGGCGGACGTCGTCATGCGCGGTGATCGCTGGGTGGCTGTGTACGGCACCGTTCCGGCCCGCTCCTGATACGACAAAGGCGCCCCCCGTCGCGGCCGGTGAGGGCCGTACGGGGGGCGTTGTGCTGCGTTCAGTGCGCGGACTGCCACAGGGTCACGGCCATGCTGCCGAGGCCTGTGACGGCGGCGAGGGCGGGCAATGGCCACCGGTTGCGTTCGAGGGCGGTGAGGCGCTCTCCGTGCTCGCCGAGGGTTTTGTCGGTCTGGTCGGTGCGCTGCGCGAGCAGGGCCAAACTCCCGTTGACGGTGGCGAACCCGGTCTCGACGGTGCCGCGGAGCTCGGCGAGCGCCACGGCAACGGCCGGGTCGGTGGGGAGATGCGGGGTGGGGTCGGTCACTGGTCGTTGCTCCCGTCGTCGACCAGGCCGAGGCCGAAACGGTCGAGGACGAGCTCGACGGCGGGCAGCGCCATGACGCGGGCGAACCCGGCGGCGAGGGCGGCGGCGGTCGGCGCTGCGGCGGCGAGCCACGGGAGCGCGTTCGACAGGGTGCCGTTGTCGGCGATGGCCGTCGCGGCGAGCGGGACCAGGGCGGCGACGGCGAGCAGGGTCTGAATGCCGGTGCGTATGGCGCGCTGGGCGGGAGAGAGGCTCACGGTGGGGGGCTCCTTGGGCGGCCCGCCCGGCGCGGTGCCGGGCGGGCGGGGCAGGCTCGAGTGTTGTCGTCACGGTGACGACAAACCTCGAGGTTTTGCGGTGCCCTACTTGCCGTAGGCGAGGCGGAACAGGGCGGCCCAACCCTTGGGCCCGATGGCGACGTCGTGCGTCGAGCCGGCGGCGCGATACTGCGGGTGCGCGTTGTGGAAGCGGGCGACACCCCCCTGAGTCTTGGGCCCGTAGTTCGGAGACTCCGGGACGCTCGCGTTCAGGCATCCGGCCCTCTTCAGCGCACGCTGAAGCGCCACGGCCGACGGCCGGCTCTTGCCCGGGGCGAGGCCCGCGGGGAACGGCGGCGGGGTGTACGGCTTGCTCGGCGTGCCCGAGCTGCCGCTCGCACTCTCACCCTTCGCCCACGCGCGGAACGCCTCGGGGGACTGGTAGGCGACGGACCGGTCGACCGGGGTAGAGGTGAACTGCCACAGGGCGACGGTCCGGCCGTGCGGCGCCGGCCGCGCGTGGTGCTCGGCCTCGGCGTAGGTGTCGACGCTCGCGCCCGGGTACGCCGGGAACCACAGCGGCACGTCGGCCGGGACGTGTCCGGCGCCGATGTCCGCAGCGGACGTGTAGATACCGACGCGCTGCCCGGGGAACGCTGCCTGCACGGCCTTGATCCATGCGGCGGCGTACGCCTTGATCTGCGCGGCGCTGCGCCCCTTGTAGTTGCGGCCGTCGCTGTACTCCTCCAGGTCGAGCCAGTGCAGGAACCCGGGGCCGGCATGCGCCTTGACGGCGGCGATGTAGTTAGCGGCCTCGGCCGCGGCGTCCTGGTTCGGCCACGCGAAGTGATAGCCACCCGGGACCAGGCCCGCGGCCTTGATGCCCGCGATGTGGGCCGCGAACCTGGGGTCGTGGGACTTCTGCCCCTCGGACGCCTTGGCGAAGCCGAACACCATTCCGTCCGCCTTGTGCTTCGCCCAGTTCTGGGCCGGCTGGTAGGCGGACACGTCGATGCCGTGCGAGTAGCTGCTCATGATGCCTCCGGGGCATGAAAAAACGCCCGGCGCGGTGCGCGGGCGTACGGGGTGGGCGAGGTCAGAAGATGAGGTTGTCGCCGGGCACGGCCGTACCGGCGGCCCACGTCGTTTTGGGGGCGGCGGTCGACACGACAACGGCCGTGGCGGCGGACCAACTGTTGCCCGATAGGTCGTTGCCCGCGACGATGCAGCCGGTTGCGGTCGCGTCGAACGTCACGCCGTTCACGCCGCCGCGTACCTGGTTGCCGGTGACGAACGTACGGACGGCGGTTGCTCCACATCGCACGCCGGCCGAGGCGGCGGCCCGGATCACGTTGGACTGAACGGCGATGTCTGTCGAGGTGGTCACGAAAATGCCGTGGTTGGTCGAGGTCGAGTCGACGGTGTTCGTCGAGACCTGCCCGCCGGTGCAGCCGGTCACGTTGATGCCGTTGGTGCCGATGTCACGCAAGCCGTTGCCGGTGATCTGCGGGCCGAGGCAGCCTGTCGCGAAAATGCCGGTCGAGCCGGTCGAGCGGATCGTGTTACCGGAGATGCCGGGACGGGCGCACTGTTCGGTGTGGATTCCGTTTGCGCCGGTCGAGCTGCCCTCGATCACATTGCCCTCGATACGCACGTTCGAGTACGGCGTCGCAGAGAACGCGATGACGCGGATACCGCTGTCGGTCCCGGCGCCCTGGACCATGTTGCCGGTGATCGCTGCGCCGTAGGTGGTGACGCTGTACGTGGCGGGGTCGGGGACGGTCAGCAGGATTCCGCTGTACCCCGTGCCCGTGATGATGTTGTCGGCGATGACGCATCGGCGCCACGCGAACCCGCGAATCCCCTCTTGCAAGGTCCCATCGATCCGGCATCCGATGATCTGCACGTTGTCGTAGAACACGCTCGCGCGGGTGGTGTGGGAGCCGACCGCGCGGCCCCATACGCCGAGGCGCTCGGACGGTCCGAAGTAGCAGTTCGCAACGAGGATGTTGCGGGACGCGGTGTTGTCGAAATTGCCGATGCTCGACGATCCGGATACGGCGATGTCGAGTTGCACGGCCTCACTGAACTGCCGGGCGCTCGTGCCGCTGTTGTCTCTGTAGCCGAGGAAACGGCAGTTCAGGACACGTCCGTTGTCGGTCGCATTGAACTCGATTGCGTGCGCGCTGGACACGTTCTTGATGGTGACGTCACGGATGGTGATGTCGGAACAGTGGATGAAATTGAAACAGTCCGTCTCCGCCGTGACGGTGCCCGTGACCCCGTCGCTCGCGTTGTTGTCCCACGTGCCACCCTGCACAAGGATGTGCGAGTGCCCGGCGTACGCGTTGAACAGTTCAGACGACAGGAAGTTCCGCAGTAGGCCCGTGTTTCCGATGCTCTTGATCGTCGCCCCGTAGGCGCTGATCACGGTGTTGTCCCGCACCACCAGGAACGTCGAGACACAGAACGTGCCGCCCGGCGGGATGACGACCACTCCGCCACCGCGGGTGTACGCCGCGTCGAGGGCGGCCTGTATCGCTGCGGTGTCGTCGGTGGCGCCATCGCCGGTGGCGCCGTACGCGGACACGTTGATCGTGTTCCCGCCGCTCAACGCCTGTTCGAGCATGTACTGAAGGCGCCCGGACGTGATCGCCATCCCAGGAAGCCACTGGGCGATAGGTGTTGCTGTGGTCAAGGCGGGGGCCTCCTTACAGGGGCGCGAACGCGGTGTGGGCGAGGGACAGTTCGGCGCCAGCAGGAAGGGGGACCGTGAGCCCGTTGACTCCTCGGGTGACGGTGAGAACGCGCGTCGTCGACGTCGGCGCGGTGACGCCGGTTACGGTCATGCGCTCGCCGCGGCAGACGACGTCGTACGGCAGACCAGCGGCGCCCCATGCCGGGCCCGCGGTCACGGTGACCGTGAGCGCGGTGTCGTCGGCGTCCGCGGCGAGGGCGAGCTCGGTCCCGTCGGTGTCGGCGATGCCGTACGCCGCGTCGTCGGCCGTGGCGACGAGCATCGGCTCGCCAGGCGAGGCGTTGAACTCGATATCCCACGTGTAGACGCCGAGGACCTCGGTGTATCCCTCGACGAGTAGCTCGATCTGTTCGGGCGGGAGCCATGGCGGGGGGTTGGTGATGACGGCCCGCGCGCCCATGTCGACGGCGGCGACCTGCTCGGCGAGGTCGGGCGCCTTGTGGACCTCGACAGCCACGCGCGGGTAGCGCGGTGCGTCCCGCGTCCCGACGTACAGATACCAGTACGCAAACGGCTCGCACTGGTCGTCGGTGTACAGATTCAAGGTGGTCGAGGTGGTGTACCGGCCGACGCCGTTCGGCGGTGCCTGAACGGACAGGGGGCCCGTTTCGGCGATGGCGCGCCCCGAGCTTCCGCCGTCGCGGGTGATGGTGACGTCGTTGTGTACGTGCGCGTCGTCGTCGACAGGTGCGAGCGGGGCGGCGACCTGCTTGGACGCGTAGTCGAGGATGAGCGCGGGCGTCTGCGTGTACAGGGTGGCGCGGCTGCGTGCGGCCAGGGCGAGCCCGTCACGCTGCTCGTACAGGCGGCCCCCGTCCGCGTCGATGGCTTCCTGTAGCAGGTCGAGCAGAGAGGCGACGGACTGCGGGCCCAGCGGCGTTGACGGCAGGTCCGGCACGCCTGCGTATTGGACCGGTATGCCTTCCTCGCCGCACAGGCGGACGATGCGCGAGATGGTTCTCTCGCCCGCGTAACCGACGATCGCGTTACCGGTCGAGGCATACGCCGAGGTCGCATCCGCGAGCGCCACATGCCCGACTGCGACGTCTCCGATGGTCGCGCCGCCGAGTGTGATCGTGGCGATGCGGCCGAGCGTGCCAGTAAACGTCTGGTTGATGCCGTGCAGGTGGGAGAAGTCGGTGATGTCGAGGCGGTAGCCATGGCGCTCGAAAGTCGCGCCGGTCTGCACCAGGTCGATGCCGATATGGCTCTGTGTCCCGGTGACGACTCCACCCCACGTGGTGTACTCGATCACCGTGCCGGCCTTGTTGTACCCGTGGAGCGTGAGGGTTCCGTCGGTGTACCAGGACAGCACCCACTTGTAGCCGGTGGTCGTGGTGATGGTGGCGATGGTCTGCTCTGTGCTCGGCGCCGTGTCGGGGAACGCCGCGAAGAGCCGGAACGCGTGCTCGCCCGTGGACGTGTATGCGGGCACCTTCACTGCGAGGGCGCCGTCGCCGAGGGTGGGCAGCGCGTCGGAAGCGGCGTACGCGGTGTACGCGGCAGGCTTGACGCCGGGCGTGGCCACGGCCATCGGCGGGATGCCGGGCATGGCCGAGGCAAACGACGTCGCCGAGCTCCCATCTTCCATCGGCCAGTACGCGACGATGTGCGTCCGCGTCGGGGAGGCGTACTCACGGCGCATCGGCGAGGCGAGCGGGGAGGCACCCTGCCCCAGGCGCCGCAGGATGCCAGCGGCCGTCGCGGTCACGGTCACGTACCGCGCCGTAGACCACTCCGGCGGCCACGAGGACACCTCGCCCACGAACCGTACGAGCCGCACCGCGCCGGGCTGGATGGACACCCGTATCAGGGTGTTGCGGCCGATGAGTCCGAACAGGTCCGAGCGGGGATTGCGGGACGAAAAGCGGCCCGTCGGATTCTTCAGCAGCAGCGTGCACGTCCCGGCGTCCGTGCGCGCCGCCTCGTCCTGCTTGCCGCGGGTAATGGTGATCAGGTTGGACGTGTAGACGTCGCCGGTGATGTCGAGCCATGCACCAGCGACGTACAACTCGACGCGGACGCCGAGCGAGGTATCAGGGAACGCCACAGGACGGCTCCTTACGGGGGGTGTGGGGGTGTCAGGAGCCGAACGCGAGCTGTACGTTCCCGCGGCCGTCGACGCGCACCATGCGGCGCATGAGTGCCTTCCACTGCGTGTCAGCGCCGGTGACGTCGAGGATCAGGCGGGGCGCCGGGGCGCTGGAGTTGCTCGCCGCGATGGCCGTCCCGGTCGAGGCCGCGACCCGTCCGGCGGTGGTCTGCCCCGCGGTGGGGACACTGACCAGGTTCCGCATGGTGGCCTCGACCGCCGGGGCGCCGGCCTCGACGCCGTCGACGATTCCCGCCGGAATCCATCGACCGATCTGGTCACGCATCACGCGTGAGGGCGAGTTGATACCGAGGGCTTTCGCGATGGGCCCGGGGATCATGGCCTTGGCGAAACTGATGAGCTGCGAGCGCAGCCAACCACCCATGCGCTTCACACCGGCCACCAGGCCGCGGATGAGGTCTTGGCCCTTGTTGACGAGCAGTGAGTTCATGCTGCCGAGCGCGGATCTGACGCGCCCGGGGATGCCGCGGATGTAGGAGATGAACTCAACGACCTTGCCCACGGTGGCCGTCTTGAAGCTGGTCCAGCCGTTGCGCGCGACCGTCGTCAGGTACGTGCCCATCGACGAGAGCGCGCTACTGGCACGCCCGGGTATCGCCGCGAGCCACCCCACAATGCCGTTCCACGCTGCCACGGCCCCGGCGCGGATGGAGTCCCAGTGAGAGAGCAGCAGGCCAGGGAGCGTGAAGTTCATGAACATGAAGATCAGGGCGTCCTTAACCCACATGATCTTCGCGACGATCCAGTCCCAGACCGCGAGCGTCGCCGCTTTGATCTGGTCCCAGTACGTGACGAACAGGATCACGAGGCCAGCGACCGCGAGCCCGATTCCAGCGATGATCCAGAAAATCGGGTTGGCGAGTAGCGCGGAGTTCATCGCCCACACAGCCACGGTGGCGATACCGAACGCGACGCCGAGGCCGAGCACTGCCGCAGCGAGGACCTTAGCGACGTCGCCGTGCTCCTGGAGGTACCCGCCGACCTTGGTCAGAATCGGAACGACCTTGGTTCCGAGCAGCTCGACGAACGCCTGTGTGGCATGCCGCTTGAACTGCTCGACCTGTGTAGAGGCGTTGTCCCGGAGCTGGTCACCCATCTTGCCCGCGGACCCTGCGGCCCCGTCCATGCTGCTCTTGGCCTTGTCGACGTCGAGCGCGAACAGGGCGGCGCCGAG